GCTTTTACTTGTTTAGCATTACTCATAGATCTTGCTAAAGCTTTTGTATATCTAGAAGCTAATCTATCGTAGAGGTTATCTTCGATAGCTTCTTCTGTGATTGCAAATGCTAAAGCTACAGTCTCCATAGTGTAACGAGCTGTGAAAGTTTCCTGTGCAGAATCAAATGCGACTCCAGCACCTTCACCTTTCACTTGTGCGTTAGCGAAACCAGATAACATTACTTCTTCTTCAAAAGCTCTGTCACTTGATTCCTCGTTATAAATTTCAGCATGCTGATTTTCATAACGTTTATATTCCAGACCAAAAAGTGCATTAAGGCCTGGCTCTAGTTCTTTAACTAGTTGCGAACGTGATATTGCCATGTCTATATACTCCTATTATGGTACTAACCTGTTTGTGTTCATAGATACAACAACAGATGAGAAATTATTTCCTTTATCGGAATTTTCTGAATCGTCTGCTGAACCATATAAACGCACGCAGTTGTCATCGGCATGTGTGGTCAAAATCGTAACTGAACCAGTTGATCTACCAGTCGTATCATTTCCACCGGAAGTGACACCAAAAGTAGCTAGCACGTTAGCTTGAACCCACGACGTAGCCGCAGCTGCAACAAGTCTCTGGAAAGGATTGTCCATTACAAAGGCAGTTATGTCTTCTGAATTTGCTGGAGTGATTGGTTGAATGTATGCATTCGCCCAAGTTGGTTTAAGAGTAGTCGTAGCATTGTAAAAAATACCATTCATAACTCCTAACAACTCACTCGTTGTTGCAGTTCCTGCTGAATCAATATATCCAGTAGCACCTGTTTCAGATATAACAAACGAACCTTGGTGAATAGACGTTCCATGGGCGGCATCGATTAAATACTTGTGCTGATTCTTGATCGCTTGACCAGTTAAAGAATCTGCAGGTAAGAAACCGAAACCTTGTGTGTTTCTATTTGCCATAGTTTTCTCCTATTTCCATAGTTGTTAATTTAAATCGATAGTAGGGAATTGGTTGTTATCCCGAGAATAGTTAAAAAATTAACTCTTCTTTGTACCACCGAAGCTTACACGAGATTGCCTTTCGACATCGATAGGCATTCTCTTATCTTGCTCCTTCATTAAATCGTTTTTAATGGCTTCGTTTCGGTCTTCATGTTTTCTAGCCATGTAGTCCTGACGTTGCTGCGCGATTTCGTTAGGTACCTTTGCAAGCAAAAGGCCGCCAACCCCAATCACTCCCTTGTATTTGCCATCTTCGACAATTGGATAGTCAGATGAGTTTTCAATGTCTTCAGCTCTTACTAATTCATAACCTTCTCTAATACGTCCAGTTATGTTTTTAGTGTCCTGAAAACCGACACTCTCTGCTCTAATCCATCTATACCTGAATCCATCAGGTGCAGGGGATGCATCCAGAGATGATGGTGGAACCCACACTTTTGGTCTTTCAGACTTTGACCGTGTTTGGTTCGCACGAGAAGTTTTATTGTTTTTTTCCATTACGCCTCCTTCGTGTGTTTAAGTTGTTTTGCGTACTCTTCAAGTGGCACTCCTAATTTTTTAGCTATTGCTACCTGTGAAGAAGTGAGTCTCACAGTTTTGCGACCAGGTTTTACGCTTCTATTAGCTGAAGCGACCGTCTGAACGGGCGTGGTCGTGTGCTTTTGTCCATCTTTATCAAATTTATTGCTAAAGTCAACTCTTATTCTTTTGTCAACTTCAGAATAATAATCATCTGATTGTGGGTCAAAGCCTTCATTTACAAGGTCCTTATGTATTTCAAACGCTGTAAATGTCATAGCTCTATTTTGACCAAACCAAGGATTTCTAGAAGCCCAATCTTCAGCTTTAGGATCCGGTGTTGGTAATTGTTGAGGAGTCTCTTGTGGTAATCTACCACCGTCAGAGAGTTGTACAGGTTTCTCGGCCTGTTTTGTTTCTCTACCTTCTTTTGCATTCGTAAGTTTTGCATTCTCAAATGCGAGTGTTGCAATTCTTTTGTTTGCTTCAACTTGAGCTTCTGCATTACCTGATTCAATTGCTGCAGCTAATTCTTTTTGTGCAGCTTCTAAACCAGTATTAATACTTGTCTCAAATTTTTTAATATAATCAGAATCAGTTTTTTCAAATCTGGCTTCTAATCTTCTTCTAGATTCTTCTACACCTCTGGCATAATCAACTGCAGCAGCTTCCCGTCTTTCTGCTTCTCTCATTTTTCTAGTTAATTTAGAAATACGAGCTTGAACACCTTTGCTATAGTCCTCTAAAGTTTCATCTTGTTTTTTTTCTGGTTCTTGTTTTACTTCTATTATTTCTTCTTGTTTCGTTTCAGTTGTTTCTTGTTTCGACGCTTCAGTTGATTTTTCAACTTCTTCGGTTTTTTCCTCTGGTAAAGATACTTCTACTTCAGGACCTGAAGTGTCAACATCTACTTTTGGATCATCATGTTTAATCGGATTATTTTCCGGCATAGTTTCCTCCTATGTTAGTATTGATGCAAGATATCCTCTGGATTCTCGATTGTTGCTAAAATTTCGTCATCATTAAGAAGACGAACTTCCCCACCTTCAATTTGTATTCTTGATCCCGCATAACGCGCGAACATTACCCAGTCTTTGACCTTGCACCATGGACCATCGGGATATCTCTCACTATCCCTATAACAATCTGGACCCATAGCTAACACTAGACCACATTGAGAAGCAACTTGTTGTCGCTCCAATGTATCTTCGGTCATTACTATTCCCCCTTTAGTTTTATCTTTCATCTTGAAAGGTAAAACCAACATTCTCCAACCCGTAGGTTGGGGTAATTTTGTTTTCTCTTCGTTGGCTAAATCTTTTTCTTTTTTAGGTTCTTTTTTTGGAAGACCTACTAATTCTTTATTTGGTAGATGTATTTTTGGTTGTGATATCGATGACTGTTCCTTCATTTTTCTCCTTAGAGTTAAGCAGGCTTGAAAGTTCCTGGCGCACTGATTCCAGTGCATTAATTTGTCCTATAATATACTGATATTTTTCCATACTGTCAATACCACCAGACGTAACTGTCATAGATAATTGATCAGTTCTAGTATGTATAAATCTTATTAGTTTTTTTATTACTGTCTCTAAATTCATTAAATTTTAATGCCAACAGCTCTTAAACAATCTTTACATCCTTTAATAAATCGCTTATGTGTTCCGCAATGCTGAACTGCTGGTGCAACCGTCTCTTTTAAAACGATTGGTTTCTCTTTTTTCCCAAATAGGAAATTCCACAATTTTTTAAACATTATTCCCCAAAAATATTGCCGCTTTTTTTAATATTTTTTAAAGCTTTATCAATAGCTGGATACTTTCCTTTTTTAGGAAGTTTTCCTTTTTTAGCATCTTTAAATATTTTTGCAGATTCTTTATTTCTTTTCCAAGTCTTATAAGCTCTTCCAAATCCCCTAATTGCTGCACCTATTCCAGCCATTATGAAGCTCTCTTTCTAGCCATCTTTTTAAATGTCTTTGCAAGGTTATATCTTCTTGATCCTTTAGGACAAGTCTTACTGCCAAATTTTTTACCAGTACAAGGTTTATCTTTTCTCATACCTTTTACAGCATCTTGAATCCAGCCACCTGATTTTAAAGGTATACCACCACTTGGATAACCATAAGAATTAGCTCCTAGTTGAAGCTTAACTCCAGGTACGCTTTTATCTTTAAGATAATTGTTCATTATTTTTTCTTTTTTGGAACTAATTTTACTTTGCCATCTTTAATTTTTATATCTCGTTCCATAAATTTTTTGTATTTTGGAAATTTATGTTTAGCCGCTCCATGTGCACCAACTACTCCAACTACTCCGGCACTAGCACCACCTATAACTTTTTTGTTATATTTTTTTGTATCGCTTACAGCTTTTTCATATTTATCATGAATAGCGGAAACTTTTTTAGCAGCATCTTTTTTAATTTTAGATGCTCCTGAACCTGGTTTAACACCGACCTTTTTGTATTGATCATCAACAGTTTTAAACATGGATTGTTGATCTTTTCTTCTTGATGTTAAATTCTTTGCTGGTTTAACAGATTTAATAACAGGATATTTTAATCCTCCTGAAGCATCCTTAAATAATTTTTTAGATGCTTTATTTCTTCCA